GAAGCTATTCAAGACGCACTCGCGGCGATTGAGGCTGTTTTATAAGAGGTGCGGAAACGCGCCTCTTTTGGTCAACTTTGTTTAATTTACTTTAAGGAATTTTTATATTATAATAAAGAAGCTTGCCGCAACTTATTTTTGATATAAAAGGAGGAAATATACATATGAGATTTGGTATTCGTGAAGTTTGCGATTGTATCTTTACTAGCATCGATGGCAAAGGACTAAACTTCATTATTGATACTGCTAAAATGTCCACTATGGAGAGCGCATCTACAACAGTATATGCTTAGGGTGGTCGTGGTTTTGCAAGACTCGCTGCTTGGGAAGGTGAAAAGACTCTTACTTTTACAGTTGAGAACGCTATTTTAACAACTGAGAGCTTTGCCGCACTTCTTGGCAAGGGCGCTGTTGCTACCCCTGGCAAATCTAAATTTATGCGTTACACCCTTTCTGCAGATAGCTATGCTGGTTATTATACCGTATCCGCGCATACTCTTTGGAGAGATGTTGAAACTGGTGCTGATCATGCTTGCGTGATTACTATTCCTAAGGCTAAACTTCAATCTAATTTAAGCCTTTCTATGGCTCCTAATGGAGACCCTGCCGCATTCACATTTACTTTTGATGCTTTTGCGGTAGCTGGAGATTATGCTCACTTTGATATTGCTGACGATGCTGCAGTAAAGGATCTTACAACGGTAGTTTTAGCATACTACGACGCTACAAACAAAGTCGCTAAGCAAGAAACAAAAACTCTTGCAGGAGGTAACTCGTTGAGCATTACCAGTGGCACAATTAAATTGTCTAATGGTACTTCTTCAGAGGACCAGGACTTTACTCGTAAACTTGCTGATACAGAATTTGTTACAGACTTTAACACAATTCTTGATTTTAACAGTGGTTCTAAAACCATTGATGTTGGCGGAACAACATATTTGCACATTATTTAATTTTAATACTCATAACGCTCCCATTGGGAGCGTTATTTGTTTTTTTATAAAAAATATGTTATAATATATATGATAAAGAAAAGAAAGGAAAATGAGCGTAATGAATATCCTGTTTTTAGATTACGATGGTGTTGTAAATGTGCCTATGTGGGATCCAGTTGCCCAAGAGTTCACAATGAATATGCCTCACCACGGCGCAGTTAATAATCGTGATGCGGTGCAATGGGTAGAAGCATTTTGCCAGATTTACAATTTTCAAATCGTTGTTATCTCTGACTGGCGCCTTAATAGCAACTGGCGCGAATGCCTGCTTCATGGCGGACTCATGGACAGCTCATTGATCCTTGATCGGACTATTCATCTGCCACCGACCGCCGCCAATTACGGGCGCGGACATGAAATTCAAATGTGGCTTGATGAACACCCCGATGTTGAAAATTTTCTGATCCTTGATGATGATGTGAGCGAGATGTTGCCACAGCACGCTCGTCATACCATTCAGTCTGATCCCGAAGTTGGTTTTTGTGAGTGGCTATATTGCCAAGCTATTGATAAGTTTTACGAAGGAGAGTTGAAGAATGAATAAGATTATTCTTATGTGCGGCATCCCCGGTTCGGGGAAAAGCACTTACGCAAAAGAGAATATGTGTCCCGCGTTTGATGAATATGTTTCACGCGATGAAGTGCGCTTCTCTATTGTGCGCGAAGATGAAGAGTATTTCTCTCACGAAGGAGAAGTATTTAATACTTTTATCAAGCGCATTGTAAAGCAGCTCAAGAGTGGCGCAACTGTATGGGTTGACGCAACTCATTTGACTAAATCTTCGCGTCTTAAGCTACTCCGCGCAATCCCTGTCAAACTCGATTGCATTGACTTGGTTTGGATGAATACCCCTTGCGAAGTGGCGCTTGAACGCAATGAAAACCGTAAAGGCACTCGCGCATATGTGCCGCCCTCGGTTATCAAAAGAATGTTTTACCAGATGGAGCCTCCTGAGTTTCAAGAGGACAAGTATATTTATAATACTATTATTGAAGTATCACCTGAAGAAAAGGTAATTAGAAAGGAAGTGGAAGCGTAATGGCAATTTTTGTAACAAGTGATTTGCATTTTGGACACGATAGAGAGTTCGTATGGGGCGCCCGCGGTTATGCGGATGTCGAGGAAATGAACAGAGAGCAAATTCGCAAATTCAACGAAGTCGTAGGCCCGGAAGATGAAGTCTGGATTCTGGGCGATTTGATGCTCGGCGACCGCGAAAAGGGTATCGAGTGTGTTAAGCAGCTCAATGGTAAGATCCATATCTGCCTTGGCAACCATGATACGGGAACAAGAGAGAAGTTGTATAACGAGCTTGGCTTCGATGTACAGCTCGCCGCCCGTTTTAAGTATAAGAAGCTCAATTTTTATCTCTCGCATTTTCCTACTGATGGAACCAACCTGAATGTAGAGAATATCTGGGAGACGAACCTGTGCCTCTATGGACACACGCATCAGACGGGCAATTTCTATAAGGGTAATCCTTATATTTACCATGTAGGTGTTGACAGTCACGACGGATACCCCGTATCTATGGATCAAGTTATCGCTGATATCAAGGCGGAAATGGAGCGCTGCAAAGAGTTGCTTTATGAAAAGGAGGATTTGGTAGAATGAATATTATAATCCCGATGATGATGTGGTTTATTGATAACTGCCACGAAATCAATAGACTATGGCAAATTTTTAAAGATACGCATTTTGAGGAGGTATCCAATGAAGTATAAACTGAAAAATTCAAATTATAACGAAGAAACCGGCGTCTCTATGGTAGAGATTTCAACCAGATATGGCAATTTTTCTGCAACAGTTCAGATGCGCGCTAATGAAGAGTATCCGAGCAAGTATTTCGGATGCGAACTTGCGGAAATCAAGGCACTTAAAAAGGCAGAGAAAATGCGGCTGAGGGAGCTTCGCGCGGAACTTAAAGGGCTGCAAGACTTCTTCGCAGAGATGATGGATACGCGCAACTTTAACGGGTATTCATTCCCCATGTTGAAGCTTGGCGAAAAGATGGTTAAGCTGCGTCAAGATATTGATGTATGCAAGTATAATATTAATCAGCTGAGTAACAACTATCATAAGCTAATTCTTTCAAGAGATAAAAAGCTTGGTGACTTGCATAAGACAGGGGGTGAAGAGTAATGTGGTGGATTATAGCATTAATTATTGCCGCAGTGTTGGGCATTTTGACAGTATTAACCCTCTTTGGAGTTAAAAATGCAAAAGAGTGGCTTCTGTTTGCGGTGATCGAAGCAGAGAAGCGGCTCGGTTCTGACACTGGTGCTCTCAAACTGCGCGTAGTATATGATCAGTTCTTGGAAAAGTTCCCCGTTCTGCGTATGTGGATATCTTTTGATCTATTCTCTAAAATGGTTGATGAAGCACTTAATAAAATGCAAACTTTAGCTGAGTCCAAGGGCGCAATTAACGAATATATTCAAAGCAAATAAATCAGCGGACGCCCTCGCGGCGTCCTCTTTGATTTTGAACTCTAATTTTTAGAAGCCCATTTGAAAATTATCAAAAAATATGTTATAATTATAATGTAATAAAAATGGATTAAACCACAGAGGAGGAATTTTAATGGCACCCCGCATAAAAATTAAAAATATATTCGCGCATTTTCATAAGATTTGCACTCACAAAAGATGGGTATTCCACTATTGCCGCAAGGCTGGTATCACTTGGCGCGGCATTTGGCACGATATGTCCAAATTTTCTCCTACCGAGTTCTGGGAAAGCGTAAGATACTATCAGGGCACTTCTTCCCCTATCGACGCCGCAAAGAAAGATAAAGGTTGGTCTAAAGCATGGATGCACCACAAAGGACGCAATAGACATCATTACGAGTTTTGGGTAGACAACCTTGATAACGGCGGCAAAGCATTACTTATGCCTTTCGACGATGTACTTGAGCTTCTATGTGACTATCTTGGCGCCGGCCGTGCGTATATAGGTAAGAACTTCTCCTATGCCGCAGAATACAAGTGGTGGAAGGCAAAAGCAGAGAAACCTTTGAAGATGCATCCTGCCGTTAAGTGGTTTATCTCTGTCACTCTTGCAGACCTTGCGGAGATGGAGGAGTGCAATTTTGATCCAATGGAGAAATTTGAGTATCACCAACTTGAACAAAAGTATAGACACATCTGTGGCGAATATCGCGCAAGAGAGGAGACTTTAATGCATGACTAATCACTTTATATTTACAGATGGCTCCGCGCAAGGAGGTAATCCCGGCATTGGCGGCTGGGGAATGCTAGTATTTGATGAAACTGAAATGAACCTTCTTCACTATTACCACCACAATCAGATCCCAAATGCAACCAACAATCAGATGGAGCTTCGCGCAATGATTTGTGCGCTTATGTATGCGGCGGACCACCCTGAAACGCAATTTATCATCTACTCCGACTCTGCGTATGTAGTCAACGCTTGTAATGAATGGATGTGGAACTGGGCAAAAAATGGTTGGGTCAATAGTAAGAAAAAGACAGTTGAAAATCTTGACCTAATGAAAGAAATCTATGGCTATCTCTCGCGCGATTTCTTTAATGTAGTTATTAAGAAGTGTCCCGGACACTCTGAAGTTGTTGGCAATGAGCTTGCTGATGCGCTGGCAACTGGAAATATGAAAAACTTTCTTGCGATGATAGAAGATTATAATATCAATATGGTAACAGAGGCTCTTGATTAAAGAGCCTCTTTTCTGCATTGAGTGGACTTATACTGAAAATTTTATTATAATATAGATATAAAGAAATAGCCCCTTAGTTTAATGGTAGAACACCTGACTCTAAATCAGCAATAAGTCGCCCTCTGAAGGCGCAGATCTGGGTTCGAATCCCAGAGGGGCCGCCAAAGAATTTTATCTGCTCAAAAGGAGAAACATATAGATGAAAGAATCCAAATTTAATCGTTGGCTTAAGCGACTACTACGCACTGAGAGCCGCAAATATAATCAACGAAAGAGATATTGTAAAAAGATGTATAGCGACTGGGTTGATGATGAATTTAATTATCTTGACAACAAATTTATCTGGGCGCTTCCTGCAAGAGGTCAACCACAAATTGCATCTTTCCAAAGTTTGAATGATGCTATTTTATATTACAATAGAGCAACAGATATGTATTATTTTGATTGCGATTTAAGTATGTTTGATTGCGGCGATCCAGACTCTGCGCAGCATATGATCGAATATCTTGAGCGCGTTCAAGATGCCTTTGCTTTATGGTATTATGAGAATAGAAAAGATACTGCGCTTAACGAAGCCTATTGTCCGATTTTCCACGATGGTATTTCTGCAAAAACTTTACCAATGATTAAACTACAAATAGATGCAATGATTTGCGGATTACAAGCAACACTTAGAATGAAGCACGGCTTGACAAAATAAAAAATTTTTGATATAATATAATTACCTTCCTTTCTGATAGGGCGTTTTGATTAATTCAAAGCGCCCTTATTGATTTTTTAATTTAATTATATTATAATTATAATATAAAAGCAAAGGAGAGAATATGAATGAGTTGGTGTATTTATAAGCATACAAGTCCCACTGGAAAATGTTATATAGGACAAACTTCTAAAGAGCCTGAAGCCCGCTGGGCCAACGGTAAAGGATACAAAACACAGTTTTTATTTAATTTAGCCATTACTCTATGGGGTTGGCAGAACTTTACCCACGAAATTTTAGAAGAGAATATCCCTACACTGCAAGAGGCTAATCAAAGAGAAAAATATTGGATTCATGTTTATAATACCTATTTAAATGGATATAATATGAGAGCACAAACTGGCGGCAGCGCGGACTTTCGTTGTAGAGCTTATTTATTAGGTAGTCACTTTTTGATGGTAATGAATGCAAAAAAGCAATATAAAAGTGGCATGAAAACAGTTATCAAATTTTTTAATCTAAAAACAGGATATGATTTAGATAATAAATTAGAGCAAGATTATCAAGCGTTTTTACAAAAAAATCACGGTATTGTGCCAATGATTTAATAAGACATTTCAAAAGAGCCACTTCGTGGCTCTTTTGTTGATTTTTTATAAAAAATATGTTATAATATGTATATAAAATAAAAATAAAGGAGAAAAAGACTAAATGACAGTAGAACCTAAAATTAAAAATGGGAAAATACAGGCGTCAGGCTATAATATCTTTTGGATATTTGATGAAATATTAACTATTCAAGATGCTTACAGAAAAAAAAGCACTATCTTAAAGATGAATAAATCAACCTATGATATTCTTACTTTTGAAGATAAGCGGTCATCTGAAATAAATAGTTATAAAAATCATAAGGTTATTATTGATAATTCATTAAGCTATGGCGGAGTTGTCTTTTGCGAGGGAGATGCCGATCTAAGGCTATTAAAGGAGGAAAATAATGACAGATAATAAATTATACAACAAAGATTCGATTGAGAGTTTGTCACCTCTTGAGTTTACTCGACTTAGACCTGGTGTGTATGCAGGTGATACCACTTATGCAACCCAGCTTTTGGTTGAGATTATCTCAAACTCGGTCGATGAATTTAGACTAGGCCATGGTAATCAGATCGATGTGTCTATTGATGGCGCAAAAGTTTATGTTAAAGATGAAGGTCAAGGATTTTTAGCTAATGAATTTAGAGACGATGGAAAAACTATTCTCGAAGCCGCATTCTCTGTGCTTAATACTTCAGGTAAATACCGCGAGGACGGAACTTATGAAGGAACCTCTCTCGGTAGCTTTGGTATTGGATCAAAAATTACTACTTTTTTATCTCACCAATTACAAGTTACAACCTGGAGAGAAGGTGTTAGTGAAATAGTAGAATTTAAAGAGGGCGTTTTTGATAATCGTTTTGTTGAAAACTGTGATAAAAGCAGGCATGGAACTTTTGTATCTTGGACTCCAAGTGAAGAATTTTTCACTCATCCTGAGGTAGAGATATCCAAGATCCACTCTCTTTTTGAAACAATCACTTGTCTCTGTCCTGGACTTACCATCAATCTTAACGATAATGGGGAAAAAACTGTTTATCATTCAACTCGTGGATTAAATGATTTAGCAGATAAAGCAGTAAAAGATAAAGAAATAATCAATAATAGATTTTCTATGAATTTTGCAGAAGGCAAGGAGAAGATGGACTTTATCCTTACCTATACAAGCAATTACTCGTCAACTCTTGTTCCCTATGTAAATACGGGCTTTACCGAAAAAGGCCCGCATATCACGCAGATTAAAACTGTGTTAACCCGTGAGTTCAACAAGTTCTTCCGTGATAAGAAGTGGTTAAAAGAAAAAGACGAAAACCTCTCTGGTGATGATATCCAAGAGGGTATGTATATCGTATTCAATATCACCGCGCCGAATGTATCTTATGATGCACAGGTCAAGAGCACAATTACCAAGATCAATATGAGTCCATTTACTCAGGCTCTTACAGAAGAGCTTGGCTATTGGTTTGCGGCGAACGAGAAAGAAATCAAAACTATTGCAGATAAGGCACTTGCCGCACGAAAGGCGCGCGAGGCCGCAAAGAACGCAAGAGACAAGGCTCGTGGAGAAAAGAAGAAGAAAGAAAAGGCTCTTAAGTTCGACAGTAAACTTGCAGATTGCTACTCTAAAGACAGAAGCAAATGTGAGATTTATGTAACAGAGGGCGATTCCGCATCTGGAAACCTAAAGCAAGCAAGAGATAATGAAACTCAGGCGGTTATGCCTGTCCGCGGTAAAATTCTTAATACCCAAAAGGCGCCGCTTGACAAGGTGCAAAAGAATGCAGAAATTATGACTATGATTGAGGCATTTGGTCTCCGCGTCGATCCTAAGACTATGAAGCTCACCTATGATGAAGATGATTTGCGTTATGGTAAGATCATTATCGCGGCGGACGCAGATGTAGACGGTTCGCATATTCGCAATCTGTTCTACACCTTTATTTGGAACTTCTGTCCGCAGTTAATCGAAGAAGGTTATGTATATGCTCTTGTGGCACCTTTGTATAAGGCTACAATCGGCAAAGACACTTATGTGTATATTAAAGATGATGCAGCTCTTGAAGAATTTACCAAGTCTCATGTTGGCAAGAAATATACGATTAGCCGCTTCAAAGGTCTTGGTGAGATGAGCGCGGAGGAGACTGAAATCCTCGTAGACCCTACTCAAAGAATTTTAAACCAGGTTACAGTTGATGACCTTAGAACCGCAGATGTATTATTTGACCAGTTAATGGGAACTGGCGTGGCACCGAGAAAGAAATATATCCAAGATCACAGTAAGGAGGCGCAATATGGAGTATAAGCAAATTGATCTAGTCCAAGAGCTAGGCACAAACTTTATTGAATATGCGGTTGCGGTTAATACTGACCGTGCTATTCCTGACGCCACTTGTGGTCTTAAGCCTGTTGCGCGTAGAATTATCTATGGAGCATTTGCAGGCGGCCGCGCTTCCTCTAAGCCTCATGTAAAATGTGCAAAAATTGTCGGTGATGTAATGGGTTCTTATCACCCTCATGGAGATAGCTCAATCTACGGCGCGCTGGTTCGTTTGGCGCAGCCTTGGGTATTGCGCTATCCGCTGATTGACTTCCACGGCAACATGGGCAATATCGGCGGCGATGGCCCTGCGCATCAGCGTTATACCGAGGCTCGTTTAGATAAGCTGGCTGAAGATGGATTACTTGCAGGCTTGAAAAAGCGTAATGTTCCGTTTATGCCGACCTATGACGACTCTGATGAAGAACCAGTAACGCTTCCCGCAGTATTCCCGAACCTGTTATGTAATCCTAATACAGGTATTGGCGTGGCTATGGCATGTAACTGGGCGCCGCATAATTTGTGCGAAGTGGCTGACGCAATCTTCACTTATATGGAAGGCGGCGAGCCTATGCTTCCTGGACCTGACTTCCCCACGGGTGGTATCGTCATTAATAAAGAGGATATTCCGAAGATTATGGCTACAGGTCGTGGT